ATTCATCGAATGATTTCATTTTTTATTTTTATTTAGATATAATCCTTACGAACATGGTGTTCTGGTACGATTTTTTTCAGTTCAATTCTGAGGAGTCCATCTTCAAATGTGACATTGGAAACTTCTGTGTCGTCTGATAAAGTCCAGGCTCGTTTAAAACTTCTTTGAGCCAAACCTTTGTGGATAAACGTCCTATCCGATTCGGAATCTGATTTTTGCCCTTCGACATAAAGTTTTCCATACTCTGTGTACGCATGAACTTCCTCCTTTTTGAATCCAGCAAGAGCAATCTCTAGATGAGATTCTACATTACTTATCTGAATAAGGTTGTATGGTGGATAGTTTGATGTAGTTTCATGAACATTAAAAATACGATCAAGGTATTCATCCATTCCAATACTGTTGCGAGTAATCTTATCCAGAAGGGTAGGAAGATCCGCAGATGTGTAACGAGTAAGGTTCGTCATTATTGTAGCTCCTTTAAAAGCGAGTTTGTGTTTTGTGGATCCTTTCGGCATCCACTACTAATTATACAAGATTACAAAAAAAGCGGGGTGTTATTCCCCGCACTTTTTATTTCGGATATTACGAAGTGAAAACTGATAAAAGTTTTCCGTCTTGAATATCAACTATTTTTGAGTTTTACATAGTGAATACTTAAAGTAGTATTATGGGTTGAAAACTAACTAAGATTTGAAGATGGTTGAGTATTGGGTTTTGAACACTAACTAGAATTTTCCCTATTGAATACTAACGTAGACCATCTTCAACAATCATTTTTCGTAAAGCATACCAAATCTTTTGAGTCATTTTATCAACTTTAGTTCGTGCTCTCTTAAGAGCAAAGTATTCATCATAACTCATGCCAACTTCAAACTTTTCTTTGTAATCTGAAACTGCTCTTCGCATCCAATGCTTATAGTTTGAAGCAGGAACTCCTTGGTTCATATGAAATGGTTTGCATCCAAAGTAATGAGATTTTACAAACTTCCAAAGAGGAGGTTTTTGAATATCAGGACGAAGACGCAATTCTCCATTTGGTCTCAAAATAGAACTAACAATTGTGTAAATTCTATTAGGTGTTTTAATAGTCTTAAGATTACCTTTCTTATCAAACTCTAAACCAATTGCAGACAGAAGTTCTTCATCATAATTCAAATAATCACAGATAGAAGGAACATGTCCTTCTACAGTCATTCCACCTTTTACCGCATACTTTTTAATCCACTTGGAAACTTCATCTTCATAATCAATATTTCCAAATCCATACTCAGATGATTTGGCAGGATTGATATCCTCATTTGCTTGTTGAATGTATTCGAAGATGTGTTGATTATTTGTTTGGTAATCTTCAAGTCTTGTTGGAACAAAAGTTTTTAAGCACCGAAATGCTTCTCGGTCTTTTTCTAAAAATTCTGCAATTGCTTTTGTGTCTGCTTCATCAGTTTTAGAATCAGAATCGTATCCAGCAAGTTTTCGTGCCTTTGGTGTAGACTTTTGAGGAAACACTAAAACTTCAATTCCTTTGCGTTCAGCATTTAATTCAAACTGTTGAAGTTGTTCAAAACTATACGGTTGTGCAAGAGTATTTTTATGAGACTCTCGTAGATGAGCATCTTCTACTACAAGACAATCTCCTGCTTTAATTCCTGGGATATTGATATCAATCAAATCAATATCATTTCGTTTGCCATAAAATTTCTTGGTATTACTATCATAAAAATGGGCTTTACCTTGCCCAATATCTGCTGTAAAAATGTTCATAAAAAATTATAAAGTATTGGGTCTTGAAAACTAATAAAATTTTCCCACTTGAATACTAATCATGGTTTTTCGGAAGGTATTATATTGTGAATAATAATTGAATTATTATACCCTGAATACTGACTAACCGAACATTCATATCATAACCCATAAAAAAGAGGGTGTCAACCCTCTTGAGATATTATTGTTCTTCCTGCCCCTTTCCTTTTTTACCAATATTGTACTTCTGTTCCAGAATCCAATCGTTCTTATCTTTGTATGCAAGAACTTTAATTTGATTCAGAGGAGCAATATCAGCAATAGAATCCTCTTTCACAACAGTAATCAATCCCCAATCTGAGAGAAGACGAGTAATACGATTTCTGCGTTGGACATCATTCACTGTAAGGTTTGCGTGTTTGCCATCCAGAGCAAACAGTTCCTTAAAGTGAACAACGTAGTATCTACCTTGTTTATGCAAGATATGACAAGACTGATAGAGTTTTTTCTCTTTTCTAGAAGCAACTCCGATACGAGTCAAAGTTTCACGAACTTTCAGAAAATCATCAGGTTCATTCAAAACGACCTCCACCATCATATCGGGAGACCAGTTTACTTGTGGTTCAATTGTTTGAGTAGTCATTTCGTTCCGCCAGTTTCAAGTCGTTGTTTAATAAAATTAAGTTGTTCTTTATTTAGAATCTTCAAAGCTTGAGATGCTTTCTCATTACTATAACCATAGTATTGTTTAACGCATTCTAAATCTTTGACTTTATCTTTACGGAGCCAGGGAGAAAATCTCTTCCGTTTCCTAAGACTATTTAGATAGAAAGAATATTGCATGTCTTTTGGTAGATGTGCATACATATTCATTTCATTGGCAAATAAGACACAATCAATATGACCAGATAAACAACGATTGACAATGAATGGTGGATATGAATTGATATCCTCAGAAAGATCTTCCTTTGTAAAGTTGATAGAATTTAACCAATCCTTAAGTTCAGGCATACAACATACTCTCCAAAGGATTACTTTTTACAATTGGATAATTGGTAACCAACAATTCTGTTTTTACATTCTCATCAGTTCCCTTATCACCACGGTGTGCCATCGAATAACGAAGTTTCCAATAAGTTAATTCATAGTCTTTATACAATTCCAAGAGTCTATCATTCACATTATAGGTAATCATGAACTTATGAGGGCACTTATAAACATTTTCCGCAAATACATCATGATCAAATGACTTATGCATTTCACGATCTTTTCCGTAAAGGAAATCTTTGATGTCATAAGGGGGATCAAGAAATACAAATACATCATCACCAGAAGCATTCATCACTTCCGAGTAATCAATATTTGTAATCTTCCAATCTCTCATCAACTTAGAATATTCCTTCAGTTTCTCAATACCAACAAAGGAAAAGTTGGAACGAGAAGCAGTTACGGAAAATGTGCTGTTTTCAGTCAGTCCAGAGAAACTGCACTTGTTCAGAACAAAAAAACTTGCTGCTCTTTCCAATCCCTCTTGACCATTAATGTCTACACGAGTCTGATTGAATAGTTCCTTATGAGCAGCATCTTTCTCATCTTGAGTTCCAAAGTCCGAAACTCTTGTTTTGATCTCTTTCAATCTTTCAGAAAGTTCTTCCCCATTGTCTCGAAGTTGAACCCAAAAGTTATAAAGAGGAACATAAAGATCATTAATCCAGATGGGAACATCAGGATATGCTTGAGTAGTATAAAACGCAACAGAACCTCCACCAATAAAAGGTTCCCGATATTCTTTGAAGTTTTCAGGATACCAAGGAGCAAGAGTCTTGGTTGCTTTAGACTTGCCTCCAGGATATCTAAGGCAGGTCTTTAGTGGAAAAGTTCTTACTTTCATTTAAACTCACACTCACACATAATTTCAGTTAATGCTGCCAGAAGATTGATCTCCTGATCTGCTACGAACGCAATTTGATACTGATACTTAGCAATAATAAGCACAGCAGCAGGAATACTAGGGTTTTCAAGGGATGCAGTAAGAGCATCGTAAACACGACGGAGAAGTACACTAGAGTCGTTATCAAGATTATTGACGACCCATTTACGAACTTCGGGAAAGTTTTTTTCTTTGAGACTTTTAATGAGATCATTTACAGAAACATCAGAGAACGATGCGAGAATACCAGAATCAATTTTTCCACCAGTAGAGTATCGTTGAATTTCATTCAGAACCCTACGGAAGTCTGGGAAGTGTTTTGTAACCAATTCCGCAACGACTTTTTCATCATACTCAATCTTTTCCGTATCCAAGATTGTTTGAAGTCGTTGAAAGAAACTACCTGCAAGTTGAACTCTTTGCTTCCCTTTGATGGTAAAATCGATGACTGCACATCGAGAGTGAAGAGGTTCGATAATCTTGTTCTTGTAGTTACAGGTGAAGATGAATCGGCAGTTGTTATAAAATGCCTCAATATTCGCCCGTAGTAGGAGTTGTACGTCGTTGCCTGTGTTATCCGCCTCATCGATGATGATGACTTTGTGTTTAGAAGATCCCGTAAGTGAAACGGTCGAAGCAAAGTTCTTTGCTTGGTTTCGTACAGTATCCAGGAAACGTCCTTCGTCGGATCCATTGATGACATAATAATCTGCCCCCAATTCATTACACAGTGCTTTTGCGATTGTAGTTTTACCAATACCAGGGGGTCCTGCGAGAAGAAGATTCGGAATCTCTCCCTTCTCCACAAACTCCTTAAATGTTTTTTTAGTTTCATCCGGAAGAATACAATCCTCAATTACTTGAGGACGATATTTTTCCGTAAGAAGAAATTCACTTGCCATAATCAAATCCAATCAGGTTTTCTTTGTGGCATACGAAGATAGTTATCAGAAACCCAAGGTTTGGATGCGATGTATCTTTTGTATGCTTCAAATGTATCAATAGTGTCGTCAAACTTCCATTCCTCAGGCATAGCACGAGCAAATGGAGTCACCTCTGTAATCTTACCTTTGGGAAACAAGTAGTATGCATCCACAAGAGTTTTGTAACAGGAGTGAGTTTTATTATACTTCTC